TGAGCATACACGCAATTTGAGCTCTAGTTTCTTCTATTTCAATCATTTTTATGTTTTCAATCACCGATGTTTTCTTTTAATTTGTTTATGTACCACATCGCTTTCTCTAAATCTTGTTGTGCATGACCTTTGTGTTCGTAACGCCACAAATATTTCATCGCGTTTCCTTGTAGATAAAATTTAAACCCTTGCCCTAAGCACGCTTTAATAGCATCAATACATTCAATGTCGCCTGTCTTGTAATGAGGAGGCTGATTTACAAAGTCTGTCATAGTGCAAGTTTAAAGTACATATTTGTTTGAGGGAGTAAGATGTGCAGTTCTTCTTTTGCTCGTGTTGCTCCAACATAAAAGACTCGTTGCTCGTCATCAGAATCTGCTTTGTATGCGTAATATGTCTTTAAATTCATATCGGTAGCAAGAAGCACTTTATCACATTCTCCACCTTTTGCACCATGTATTGTGGACAATCTAATGCGAGGTGTTTTCGATATGTTCTCTTCGTTTTTTTCCATGCGTAGTAAATAAGCACGATCATGTATATTAATTTTATTCAAAGCATATTGCCACTCGCCCACGCTGAATGGACCAAACACAACAATTAGGGACTGCATGTCATACAATTGTCCGTCGGACAGTGTCTTTAGTTTGTCGTCAAAATCTTCTGGCTTTCGTTTATAGTGAAATATTTTTTTCAAAGTTTTTTTGTCAATGGCCTCCCCGTCGGACAATGCTTTCCAACCAACAATAGCATCAAACATTCTTTGCGGTATTGGTTTAACCGCATCTTTACGCTCTATCTTTTCGTACCATAATCCACGACTACGACACTCGTCTTCAATGTCATTTAGAATGTAGCGATCTCTTGCAAGTATCAACCAGTTGTCTTTACTAAAATCTACGCTCTCTAATTTGTGATGAAATAAAACTGCGCCTTCTTCTTCGACCGGCTCCCATTCTTTTTCGATTCTGTTTTTTGTAACTTTAATAATGTCTTGTGCAAAATCTTGAACTTTTCTTTTTAGTCGGTAGGATTTAGGCAAAACTATTTCTTCGCCTGGATAATCAATAAATCTTTCAACATCTGCTCCTAGCCATCTGTAAATTGCTTGGTCATCATCGCCTGCCAGATACAATCTTTTTGCTGTTGCTGCGAAGTGCTCGACCATCGCCCACTGCAAAGGTGTTAAGTCTTGTGCCTCATCCACAAAAACGACATCCAGCACAGGCAGTAAGTTTTCATTCACAGCCTCGTACAACATGTCCGTGTAGTCTAAATAGTTATTAACTTGTTTGTATTCTTCATATGCTGAAGAAACATACTCCAGATACTTCCATTCAACTTGTGAAGAGTCCACATATTTTTTATAATGCTCTTCTAACGATATACCTCGAGCTCTGGCTAGATGATGTTCGTTTAAATATGGATTGTCGGACAGTCCTGTGTCTGCGTCTACAAACATCTTCGATCTAAGTCCTACCTTATCTGCAAATGTTTTGTACTGTGGCGACTTCATTACTGATCTGCCTTCAAGATTTATGGAGTGATATCCACAAGAATGCAGTGTAGAGAACCACTTAAAATCTTTTTTATCTAATTTAAATTTTATCATCGCTCGATCTCGAGCTTCGTTTGCAGCTTTTCTCGTAAAAGAAAAATAACCTATCTTATCGATGGCTGCCGTCTCCATCTCTGCCTCTACAAACTTAAGTAAAGTGGTTGTTTTGCCTGTGCCTGGTGGCCCTAATAATTTTTTTATAACTGCCGTCATTCGTATGATTTCTTATCTTTCATGTCTGGTATATTACTTTGTATGCCTACCATGTCGTCCTCAAACTCAGGTATTGTCCACACTTTGATTACTGCCTCTTGTCCGTCTTGTTTTTGCACTCTCAAACTTTCTTTCTCTCCGTCTAATTCGTTGCGAAGAATCCTTGTTAATTTTGTTCTATTGTAGGCTGTAAATTTTTTCTTCTGCAAATAGTCCTCTAAATCTTTTAATAAAAAATGATGTTTGCGATCTTTGTTGGCTTCTCTATTTAACCAAGGCTTACCGTGAACAATCTCTTCTTTAATCTGAGCCGCAGCTTTGTTGGTGCACCAATCTTTTAGATACTCCATAAACATTTCTTTGTTGCCTGGAGCAGAGGTGTATGTTGAAGAACTGACTAAAGCTGCAATCTTTTCTTCCCAACGAGGTGTCGGTAATTTTTTTGGCATGTACTTTAACTGTTCCATACATTTTTTCTGAAAACGATTTTGTAATTGTAGGTCTTCAGTTTCCAACTCTAATGGGTTTTGTTTTCCATCAAGAGATAGAAACCACAAAGGTGGATCTGAGCCATACATTTCTAGACCTGTAGGAGCGATTTCTAAATCTGCAATGCCCTTACCAAATTTTCTTCTGGCACATTGTTTGCTGTTGCAGTTAGATTTTAACGGCTCTTTGTTACAAGCATAATCGTATTCTTTTTTACCCACAGACTGTGCTATCTTTTGTACATCCTCTTCTGACAAAGGAGGCACACACATCTCTTTGTTTGCTGTTAGCAAATCCACTAAAAACTCTGTCTTGCCAGACTTTTTAAAATACACAGCTATGTTTGTTAGTGTCTCATTCCGTCCGCCCTCTGGTATACCGTTTTGATGCAATATGTTTAAACACGGTGGCCCCTCTTCAAAAAAATCATTTATCTTTAAAAAATCTTTTGATGCATCAAGTTGTGCATACACATCGTACAAAGTATAGAATTGTTCTAAACTACATGGTTGTCCTTGATCGTCTAAAGCATGACGCTCACTTTCATCCCCACCAAAGTACGGTAAGTTTAAAAAGTTACCCACTTGCCCTTTGTCTATCAATAGTGAAACTTGTTTTGGAAAAATCTCAGACCCCGCGCAACCTAAGAAAGATGCAAAATCTTTCAATCTAGATTGCACGGAGCTGGCTTTCACAGGGACAGTGAAGAACATAAAAACATGTGCTCCGCCACTCTTTGATTTACATACAATTAGCGGTAACCCATGCTTTCTAATCTTTGTAATTAATTCTAAATGATTAAAACCGTTGTAATTATCGATGTCTATGCAACCCCAACGACATTGATTGTTTTCATCAATTGGAATAATACCTAAACTTTTGGTGCCGTTTAAATGTTCTCCCCATAACTCTTCGGGTATGCCTCCAGGGCATCTGATTGTGTTGGCCTCGCCTTTGACTTTACCTACCTCATTCTTACCCTCTGGTACAAACTTACCGTATGCCACATTTAAACCTTTGAATATTTCTTTAAATTTATCTTTCACAGTGTCCCTATATGAAAAGGGCGACCGAAGTCGCCCTATTCTTTAGTAAGATTTTGCAGTCGATGTCTGCACTTCCTCTTCGTGAGTGACTTTTATTTGGCTTGCTGCTTCAGCAAACTTTCTAGCCTCCTCATAAGTGGATGCATCTTTGATTGTTTCTTTTTTAGAAACGCTCCAACCAAACCAAGTGCCTTTAGCATTTGATTGTGGAATCGTTGTCAAAGTATAGATGTGACTATACATTGGTGGGTTGAACGCTCCGTTTTTACCTTGCATTCTAATACCCATCATCATTGACAACCAATTTTTAGATGCTTTAAGTTGTGTGCCAGCCATGCTGATAACAGCTTGACTTGGCCCGTCACCACCTAGTGCAATCACATAATACTGAACTGTCTCTTTGATAACGTTACCACTATCTTTCATTCTAAGAATGTAGTTAGCGTCACGTTCTGTTTGAGACAGATCAAAGTCTGTTGGATGAACTGCTACAAGTTTACCTTGTTGCGAAGCATCCCACTCTACGTACTCTTTTTTGTAGTAGCACGGAATGACATCCACACCTTGCTCTCCGTCAAACAATTGTTTGGACACAGTATTATAAATCATGCCAGGTTCTGATCCCTCAACATAACCATTACTGGTTTTGTTGCATTGTGCAGATAACTGACTGAGCACCCTTAAAAAGGGTAAAGCTAAATCGCCCATACCAGATACCTCCTCAAAACCACTTACTTTTTCCATTTGAAAGACACTTGCATCAACTGTTGCTAATTGTCCTTTGTCCGTTGCTTTTTGTACTTTGTTCATTGTTTTTTCCTTGTAATTTTCGCTTGTCTACCCACAAACGTTTTAAAAATTTCTTCAGGCGGTAGATCTGCACCTTTTTCGTGCAGCTCCCGAAGAGTTGCTTTAAGGGTCATGGGTTCAACTTTTAAATCTTGTTGAACCTCATAACCATTGGCGGTGGCTAACTTGGAAAACTCCAATGCCTTCCCGTCTTCGTTGCGACCGAATCTAGCCGATATCTCATTTTTAATTATATCGCCTAGCTCATGACCACGAAGCCATTCATACGCTTCAGCCCGTTTCTCCAAATCTTTTGGTATGCTGATGCTATAAAAATTCTTAACTTCAATGGAACTACCATCGTTGAGTTTTAGCTGTGTCAAGTTTTTTTCGCGCATAAGTTCAGGTATTTTTTCTTGGCGAATACTTAACATCTCCTCTTTTTTGTGCTTAAGTTGTTCTTCGAGGGTAGCTGCTTCATCTTCAAGATCGACCAACCTTTGACACACATCGGCGATACCATGAAGTTCTGAATCATCTACCTTCCCTAATTGATCTTGTTCTAGATCTCTTTCGAAATCTATATCATTTATTTCATTCATTTATTTCTCCTCTTTATTATATAAGTCTACCGATATCGGATAATACTTCGACGCTATGCGATCCCATTTAAGTAACTTAAACTTTCCATTATTAGCCTCTGATGCCACAACAGCAGCAACAGCGATAATTGCAGGGTCACCAACAAGAAGTAAAAAATCTTCATCGTTATACTTATCTAGTTTCTTTCTTAGTTTATGTATTACTGAACCAGCACTGTATACTAATTGAGCACGTTCTGTAAACAAGAATTTTATTTCACCGTAGTTTAACGCTTTCATCACGTTATACCTAGGATTACCTTCACCTGTTCCAGGCGGCTCTTGTATACAATATACTGTCATAACACTTTCTTGACATTCAATATAAACATCATTATATTTCTTTTCAAGAAATAAATACAGAAATAAACGGGTGGTGGGATGGCACTTAAAAACTATGGATTATCGGTTTAAAACTAAGCCGTATGGTCATCAATTGGACGCGTTAAAAGCGAGCCACGATAAAAAGAACTATGCTTTGTTCTGCGAAATGGGAACAGGTAAGTCTAAAATCTTGCTCGATAATATCGCTATGTTGTATGACAAAGGCAAAATAAATGGTGCATTAATTC